ATGGTAGAAGCATTAATACTTGTCGCTATTGCATCAGCAATAGGAGCAGGTCTGAACACGCTAAGAGGATGGTTACATTCTGAAGGAGAGCCTTATTCTATAAGACGACTCGCAGGATCACTGATTATTGCTACTTTCGCTGCTCTGGCACTTGCACAAATCCAAATAGTAGATGGATTGACCGATGCTGGAATAGTATTGGTAGGTCTAACGGTTGGATTTACTGCTGATTATGTAGTGACAAAAGCCAAGAAAGAAGTCGAGGCATAGACCACAAAGACAGGTAAATAGGGCATTTTTTACAAACCCTTTACCAGTTTAACATTATCTTTATAAAGGAAAAGCATATATAAAATACAATGGAGAAGCTATTCTTTAGAACATTAGTTACTAAGGGCTTAGTCGCTAATACAAAGGCAGATGATGAGAGGTTCTTTGAAGGATTACTCACAGTTGAAATGAAAGATAAACAGGGTGAGATTACAATAGTTGATGAATTATACAAAGTATTACCAACATGGATGGATAGGGGAGCTCCTATCACAGACACACATTCAAATAGGGTGGTAGGTAAGGGTATTAATTTCGCAAAGACTACAATAGACGATGCAGAGGGCAACACATATCCAGCTATAAAGATTACAGGTAAGATACATAAAGACTATGAATTAGATGATGATATTTGGAAGAAGATAACAGATGGCACATACAAGGGATTAAGCTTTGGTGGAGCAACAAAGGCAGATAGAGAACCTGTCAAAATGAAAGATGGCTCTATTGCATATGCTTTAACTGATTTAGAACACTATGAGGTAGCAGTATGTGAAGATCCAGCAGTTCCATTAGCATTAATAACTCACACCAATCCACTGTCAAAAGCAGTTGTAGAGGGTGAAGATATTGGAAATGGTAAAATGCTAATAAAATGCTCTAAGTTTGGGTGTTATGTCACAAAGCCAGACTTTTCAAATGCCGATGGTGATCAACATAGTATGTATAACCAAGATGTAGATAGAGATACAAGTTCTAATAGAAAAATAGGTGAAGTTAAAGATAAACAAGGCGAGTGGCAAGGTACAGATCATCCACAACCAAAAGAAGTAGAAGATAAAGAGAAGGACATGGGACAGGGTAGAACTGGTGGTGTTAGAGGATTAGGTGGTTACAACACATCACAGCAAGGAAGTGAACCAATAGCACAGATTACAGAGGTAAATGATGACAAAAAGACCGAAAAAGCAGAAATATATATAAAGCACGATACATTTAATAATGATAACAACATGACAGACGAAGACAAAAAACCTGAAGAAGAGAAGAAAATCAGCCAAAAGGCTGAAGACGACAAAGAAGAAGCAGAGAAAACAACTAGAAAAGCTGAAGATGACAAAGAGGAAGAAACAAAAACCAAAAAGGCTTTTGAAGAATCCGTAAAGGCAGGCTTAGGTGAATTAACCGAGCAAGTCAAGAATGTCGCAGCAACAATCAAAGGTATTGATGGCAGAGTGAAAGCTCTCGAAACACCAACAGATTTACCCCTAGCACCAGCAGGAACTACTGGATCAGACAATGATGTCGGAGCTGACGTAACAGCACCAGCACAGCCTTATCCACAAGGAGATCAAGCAGGACTAGACGATGATCGAGTTGATGACAACAAACCAGCGAATGATGCAGCACCTTCAATGCAAGAGAAGCCACTTAATAAAAGTGTGCCAAAACTTGTAGCAAAATCACAGCATACGTTTTCCACTAGCACCCCAAGACCAAACGCAGCAGTTGAGAAAATAGGAGAGAGTCAACAAGACTTTAGCCCAATTCTTAAAGATGCACGTTCAGAAGGCTTTGAGGGACTATCAAATGTCGCAAGAAATATTCTGAAAGGAAAGTATTACACACCATCTGACGAAGAGGTACGAGGTTTCTAAAATGGTTCAAATAAAGACCATCGATGAACTTGAAGCTCTTTACTATGGGTACAATCGTAACCTACTTAGAAAAGCAGATGCACCAGCAACAACCTCCACAGCAGGCGTTTTCAACGCAATCTATGGAGCATATGCATGGGCTCAACTTAACTTAGAGGCTAACGCATTTGGTATTATGCCAAAGTACCCTTGGGACAAGTCTGGATGGAGGGTTATTACTGCAAAACCAGTTCTGAATACTGCACAAGGCAACACTGCTTTAGGTGGTACAGCAGAAGGTGGTAATATTGCCGAAACTGTTAAACCAACACTTGCAGAAATCGATGTACGACCAAAGACAGCACAACTGCCTTTCAGTGCATCCGAAGTTATGGAATGGTTGGCAACACACAGTAAAGACGATATATGGGGAGGCTTAGGTTCTCTAAGACTTTACATGGCAGTACAACACAAAGAATTTCTAAACAGACAACTACTTGCAGACGTTGAAGCACAAACAGCTACAGGAGGAGCATTTGCAGGAACTAGTGACTTTGAGTCATTAGACCGAATTGTATCATCTGGTGCAGAGGAAACAGCATTAGGTGGTTCAGGAAGTGGATATTATGATCCATGGGGAGCAAACGCAACTATTGATAGAGATAGTGGTACAACTTACGACAGTACAGTTGAATCAGCTTCTGGTACGATTGGAACAAACGGTGTCTTAACTGATGATACCCTAAGAGCTTTCTTACGAAAGATTAGGATAGCAGCAGGTAAAGATCCAAATGTGTTCTTAGGTTCTCACGAAGTCTATTCCGAGATACAAGGTTTGTATATGCCTTCTGTCCGTATTCCAAATCCATACGGAGAAAGCTTAGTACAAGTCGATGTGAACGGTATTCAGACATTCAAAGGAACAGGAGTAGGTATTCATGTAGATTCAATCTATGGAATCCCATTTATTCCAAGTAAGGACTCACCTAGCAAAGCTGGCGATGCCAGTGAAGTAGGAAGATTGTTCGCTTTCGATACGTCAGATGCAGAGGGATATGGTTATCCAAGAATTGGAATCCAAATCGCAATCCCAACCGAATACTATGAGGCAACTCGTAGAAGTCCGGGCTATCCATTTGTCAACAACGCATTTGTTGAGAAAGGTGTATTCCGTACAATGGGAGAATCTGTGTGCAGACACTTCAAATCACAAGGTAAAATCAGAGATATAAAACTCTAAAATAAAATTGAAAGCCTTCGGGCATTTTTATTTTTTTTAAGTAGCACTTAACTTTACGTTAGGAAATATTTATATATGCTATTATATAAATGAATGTATGATCACTTATATACTTGGAATGATTGTTATTGGTGTTTTAGCTATTGTAATGCTTAGAAGAACGGGAAAGAATGAAGCTGTGGATTTTTCATTAAAGTGTAAAGATTGTGGTTATCATAAAGGAATACTCAAATGTGTTCAATGTGAAGATAGAAAGCGAAATAGCTGGCGTTAAACTTAAATGCTTTAAATATTGAGTGGTGATATGGTACAACTATATCATAACGAGAAATTGGCTAAGGCAAGGGATTTAGTAATAATATTCCTATTTGGTTCTATATTAATAGAAACCATCACTGGAATTGAATTATTAGGTACTTGGTGGAAGTAATCTTTATAAGTCTTTAACTTCTCTACATATCAATGGCATTAACAATCAGTTCATCAGATTGGACAAACGCTAACGTGAGAAAAACTCTCTCATGGCAAGCTGCTTTGGTTTCAAAGCTGCGAGTATATGCTATCAAAGTCACCTTCGGTGCTTCTGATAACTATGCGACCAACGGAGTGTCGGCTGACCTCAAAGAGGGCAGAATATCCACATTAGTTGCAGTGACTCCTACATATACGGATTCAAAGCTAGTGGTACAATACGACAAAACCAATGAAAAGATCAAAGTTTTCACTGGTTCAGGAAATGGTAATATCTTAGCAGAAGTACCAAATTCTTCAGCGTTAGTGAACTCAAAAGTATTTGAGTTTCTAGTTATAGGCTACTAGGGTTCAAAAACAGCCAACTTTTTTTTTTCAACAAATGTTATGACAAATCAACAATGTAGCTGAAGGAAGGGTTAAATACCCCACCTGTTTAATAGATGTATGACAACACTAA